CGGCGGCCCTGGTCGCGCAGGGCCTCGCGGTCGCCGGCGACGCGACCACCTCGGCGCCGGTCAACGTCGATGTGCCGCACGTACAGCAGGCGGGCGACGTGCTCACCTGCACGATGGGCAACTGGATCGGTGCGCCGACCGCGTATGCCTACGCATGGCAGGGCGACGGCGGGGCGATCGGAACCGACGCCAACACCTACACGGTCACGCCCGGCGACGCGGGCACGACGATCGCGTGCGTGGTCACGGCGACCAACGCGAACGGCGCGACCGCCGCGCCGCCGTCGAATGGCGTGGCGATCGCCGGGACCCGCGCCGAGCCCGAACACGAAACCAGGCGCCGGCGATGAGTGACGTCATCCCCGGCACCCTGGTGCAGATGCGGACCACGCGGCGGTTCGCGCACTACATGGCCGGCGAGATGATCGCCGTGCCATTCGACGCCGCGCGCGACCTCCACGCGCGGCGGCTCGCCGAACCGTTGTCTCTGTTCGTGCCGGCCGGACCCGCGGCGGCCGGCGAGGACCCGCCCACGGTGCCGCTACGCCAGCCGGGCGGCGTGGTGCGCAAGTAGCGTGTATGCCTCGCTCCGCGTGATCGAGGCGCCCGCGACCGAGCCGGTGACGATCGCCCTGGCGCGTCAGCATTGCCGGATCGACGCGGACTATGACGACGAACTGGTGGCGATGTACGTGACGACGGCGCGCGTCTGGGCCGAATCGTGGCTCAACCGCGCGCTGTTCACTCAGCGGTTGCGCTACTCCGTCACCTGGGCGCCGCCGCCGACCGCGACGCCGCTGGTGCCGCAGAGTTTGATCGTGTTTCCGTTGAACTGGCCGCCGCTGGTCAAGCGGCCGATCGAACTGCCGCGCGCGCCGACCATCTCGGTCGAGCAAATCCAGTGGGGCGCGCTCGGTGACATGACGATCGCCGATCCCGGCGACTATGACGTCAACCTGGGTGTCGAGCCTGCCTATGTCGCGGTTAAGCCGCAACTGCTGCCGCGCATCCCGCAACAGTCGATGGTGATCGACTACACGTCGGGCAACGATCCCGCCGACCCGCTCGGCGTGCCGGCGCCGATCCGCACCGCGATCCTGTGGCTGACCGCGTTCCTGTACGAGCAGCGCGGCGACGTCACCGCCGACATGCCCGCCGCCGCGAAGGCGCTGATGTGGCCATACCGACTCTGGACTTTCGCGGGGTAGCGTGCCCGAAAACCTGTCGGGCCAGCTAAGCGGTTCGTCTGGCATCGGCTCCCTGCGTTGGCTTGTCACGCTCTACCGGCGCGACCAGCGGGCGGGCGCGAACAGTGCGATCACCGAACGGCTGGTCAGGATCGCCGACGCGCACGCCGACATCCAGCCGACCTATGCGTCGACGTTCTACCAAACCACCCAGGTCGACACGCCGATAACGCACATGATCAACCTGCGCTGGCTCGACTATCCCGGCACGATCGACGTCATCGTGCGTGACACCAAACGGCCAACGCCGCGCACTGAACTTTACCGGGTGCGCCGTTCCAAGGAGGTCGCCGGCCGGAAGCGGTTCCTGCAAATGGAGTGCGAACTGGAGCACTCGCGGCTGGTGCCGGACGACAGCGATATGACGCGCAACCTGTACCTGACCGAACCCTATTCCGCGCTGGCGACGATCTGGGATACGGCGGCGACCGAATGGGACGCGGGCGATACGATCTGGGACCCGAAAGGCGGCTGACAATGACCGATCCGACCGAACCACTGTTGCAATTTTTCGAGTATGAGCACCTGCCCGCGCACCTTCAGGAGGTCTCGGCGCCGTTTGGCGGGCTGGCGGCAATGATCGTCGAGAAGTTGCCGCGCAACGCGGAACGCACGACCGCGCTACGCAAGCTGCTGGAAGCCAAGGACTGCGCCGTGCGCGCGCGGCTCATGCGGTGACGGATCGTTACGGGTTCGCAGTCACGGCGAGATGCAAGCCACGCGACGGTTCGCCCGTCCTGGGTCAAGTGGAACGCCCATGAGCGACGAACAACGCCGCCTCAATCGCGCGGTCGAGGGCCGTTGGCGGCGCGGGGAGATCACGTTCGCCGCGTTCGATTGGTGGTTGCGCACGATGTGCGGCGTATGAGCGACCTCAAGCTGACCGTCACATCCTGGGGCAAGGTCGCGCTCGACAAGGGTGAACTCAAAAAGTTGATGCGCGCCGCCGGCAATGACATCCGCACCCAGACGTCGCGGCTGATCAACAAGTCGTCGGGCGGCGGGCGCGTCTACCGGGGCATGGGCGGCGGACGCTATCGCGGCGGCTACAAGCCCGGCCTGGGCTATCGCGCCTCGGCGGCGGGTGAACCCCCGGTACGCGTCACCAACACGCTGCGCGGCAGTCTGAAAACCTACGTCTACCCCTCCGGCGAGGGCTTCGCGGTACGCGAGCGGGTTTTCTATGCGCTGTTCCTCGAGGCCGGCGCGCAAGGCGGCGGCCCCGGAACGAAACGATCGCGCCGCGCGAAGCATGGCACCGGCTCGCGCGTGCTGGAGGCGCGCCCTTCGCTCGATGCCGTCATGGCCCGTTCCGCCAAGGCGCTGAACGCCCGCGTCGAGCGAGCGATGACCGAGGGCCTGACCTGGAAGCAGACGAAGTGACCTCGATCATCGGGAGTTTCATCGAGCAACTGCGGGCCAACGCGCCGGTGTTCGGTGGACGCGTCGCCGGCGCCGCCGAGTTTTACAAGGGCCTGCGCGACTACAACACGTCGATGCCGCTGCCCGCCGCCTACGTGCTGCCGCTCACGCAGGAGGCGGGGCCGAACCTGATCTGGAACGGACTCATTCAGATCATCCAGAAGGGCGTCGGCGTCGCCGTCGAACTCGACGCCCAGCAGGACCGCCGTGGGCAGCGCCCGGTGATGGATTTCGATGCGATCGAGGCGCAATTGTTCCGCTCAGTGCTCAATCTGTTGCTGCCCGGCTGCAACATGGTGCGCGGCGTCTACTTCACCGGCGCGCGGTATCTCGACCTCGACCGCGCCCGGCTCTGGTATCAGTGGGAGTTCGGCCTCGACTGGCAGATCGACGACACCGATGGCGTGCAGCCGGCGAGCATCCCGCTCCAGACCATAGAGGTCGATATTTTCCACGCGCCGGGCGCGGTCGGTATTCCTGGCTCTTATCCCGCCGCCGTCGTCGTTGTGCCGGCCGACTCGCCGTTGCCGCCGACCAATGGCCCATGGCCGGGCGGCCCGCCGGTCAAGGACACGGAATGGGACGCCGGTCAGACCGAATGGGACGCCGGCGATACCGCCTGGGATCATCTCTGGAATGGAGCACCGCCATGAAAGTAAAGCCCGCGCCGGGCCGCGCCGTGCGCGATCCGACCTCGATGCAACTGCTGCCCGACGAGGGCGCCGTCGTGCCCGACGATGACCCCTTCTGGACTCGCCGCGTGCTCGATGGCGACGTCGAGGTCATGCCGGACGATCCGCCGCCGGACACGCTGAGCGGCGCCGCCGCGTCGGCGCGAACCAAACCACCGGCCGCGCCACAAACGCCGCCAGCGCCCGCCCAGGCGCCGCACAAGGAGGCCTGAGCCATGGGAATCGACTTCACCTATTACCCCGACAGCAATCGGGTTCCCGGCGTGTTCATCGAGATGGACCCGTCGCAGGCGAACACCGGCGTCGCGCTGCAAACCACCCTCTTGTTCGGCCAGAAGCTGGCGGCCGGCGCCGCGCCGCCCGACGTGCCGCTGATCGTCGAAAGCGTGGCCCAGGTGCTCACCGCCTGCGGCCAGGGCTCGATCCTGGCGGCGATGGCGACGCGGTACCTGCAGCGTGATCCGTTCGGCCCGCTCTACATCGTCCCCCTGGCCGACAATCCGGCCGGCGTCGCCGCTACCGGCACGATCACGGTCGCCGGCACCGCCACCGCCTCGGGCACGCTCGCCGTCTACATCGCCGGGACGCGCCTGCAGGTCGCGGTCGCCACCGCCGACACCGCCGTGGCGGTCGCCGCGAAACTCAACACCGCGATCGGCGCCAACCTCGACCTCCCGGTGACCGCGACCGCGCCCGCCGCCGTCGTCACCGTCACCTGCCGGCACAAGGGCGAACTCGGCAACGATATCCAGTTGCAACAAAACTACCTGGGCGCGGCCGGCGGCGAGTTCCCGGTGCCTGGGATCACGCTCACATTCGCGCCGATGACCGGCGGCACCGCCAACCCGTTGCTCGCCAACGGGCTCGCCGCGCTGTCCTCGACGCCGTTCGACTTCATCGGCATGCCGTTCACCGACACCGCCAGTCTCAACACGATGAAGTCCTTCCTGGCCGACGACGTCGGCCGTTGGTCGTGGCAGCAGATGGTCTACGGCGGGTGCTTCTCGGCGTTCCGCGGCACGCTCGGCGCGGCGACCGCGTTCGGCCTCGCGCGCAACGATCAGCACATGAGCGTGATGGCGTTCAACGGTTCCCCCGATCCCTCATACATCTGGACGGCGGAGGTCACCGCGTCCTGCGCCGCCAGCCTGCGGGCCGATCCAGGCCTGCCGCTTCAGTACATCGCGACCACGCTGCAGGCGCCGCCGATCCCTCAGCGATACATGCTCGGCGAGCGCAACACGCTGCTCTATGACGGGATGAGCACGTTCCGCGTCGCGTCCGACAACACCGTCATGATCGAGCGTATGTGCACGACCTATCAGCGCAACATCGCCGGCGCGGCCGACAATTCATATTTGGACGTCGAAACGATGTTCGGATTGATGTTCGTGAGCCGCGATCTGAGCAACTATCTGCTGACCCGCTACGCGCGCAAGAAGCTGGTCAGTGACCAGACCCCGATCCTGTTCGGCAGCAACTGCGTCAACGCGCCGATGATCCGCGCCTCGGTCATCGCCGAATATCGCGCGCTCGAGGCCGCCGGCTACGTCCAGAACGCCGCGATCTTCGCGAAGAACGTGCTGGTCGAGAATGCCGGCAACGGTCTCGTAAAACTGTTGTGCCCCGTTGACCTCGTAAACCAACTAAGACAAATTGCAATATTGTTACAATTCCGGAAGAGTTAAAGAGGGAACCGCGACGATGCCTTATGCTGATCCAGAGCGGGCGCGCGAGCAGCGACGACGACACTACGCGGCGAACCGGGATGCCATCAAGGCGCAGACCGCCGCGTGGCGCGCTGCGAACCTGGATCGCCATCGGGCTTTGGTACGGAGATTCAAAGAGAACAATCCGCATTACCATCGGGATCGTTATCAATCTGACGAAAACTATCGCGTCAGGGTGATACTGTCGAAGGGTATTCATCACGCACTGATCCATCGCAGGACTGGCAAAGACTGGCAAGCGACCGCGAAACTTGGGGCGATCGTGGGTTGCTCGAAGCCTGATCTGATCAAACACATCGAAAGCCAGTTCCTGCCTGGAATGTGCTGGTCGAATTATGGTCGCAACGGTTGGGAGATTGACCACATCAAGCCCTGTGCGCGCTTCGACCTTACAAAACACAAGCTGGTTGTTGTCTGCTTTCACTACAGCAATTTGCGTCCTCTCTGGCGATCGGACAATCGCCGCAAACATCAAAAGGAGTAAGTGCCATGGCGGTTTGCGAGCGTCTCGCCGGTATCACCGGGCTCACGATAGACGGAAATGCCTACATGGTGGTGAGTGATGTCACCTGGAGCCCCGCGCGTTGGAAGCGGGAGACCCTGGTCGGGCTCGATGCCGTGCATGGGTTTTCCGAGGTCCCGATCCAGGGATTTATCGAGGCGACCTTGCGCGACAGCGGCGACATGACGGTCGGCGACTTCAATGATTTCCGTTGCGTTGAGGTATTGGTGACCTTGGCGAACGGCAAGGTGGTCGGTGGGTCGAACCTCTGGAACACCGCCGCGCTGGAAGTGCGCGCCGCCGAAGGGACGTTCCAGGTTCGTTTCGACGGTATCGACATCTCGGAGAGTTGAGATGGACGTCTTCAGCGACGAGTTCGACGCGACTGTGAGCGAGGACGAACCGCTCCCGCGTACGCTCGACATGGACATCGACGTCACCTTCCAGAAAAAGCGGTTCACGACGCTGCACCTGGAAGAGCCCACGGCTGGACAGATGGAACGCGCCGAACTCGAAGTGAACACCGCGACGCCAACCCCTTACACACTGCGGCGTTTCCAGATCGCGCTCATCGCCGGCGTGGCTAAGGTTCCGCGCGAGGTCGTTTTGCAGTTGCGTAACAGCGAGGTCAGGGACGCCTTTGATTTTTTGTCCGCCTTGCTCGCGCCTACCCCGAAGGATGGCGGGACCTGATCGCCGATCTGACGCGCTTCTGGGGCTGGGGCCCGCGTGACGCCTGGGGCCTCACCGGAACGCAACTGATCTGGTGGGCCGAGCAGTCGCGCCGCATCGCTGAACGCGAGCGGACCGCGCGAGAAGGCTGATGGCCGGCGGCTACAGCGTAACGTTCTCAGTCGTCGACAATGCCACCCGGCAGATCGACGCGATCAACCGGCGCATGGCGCAACTGCGCGCGCCGATGGAACGGCTGTCGAAACAGGTTTCCCGGTTCGTCGACGTCTCGGGGCTGCGCAAGGTCGCCGAGGGGTTCGAGTGGATCGGCAAGGCCGCGATGGGCGTGTTCCGGTCGATGTCCGCGATCCTGGCGCCGCTCGGCGTGATCACCGGCGCGGCGACGCTGGCCGGCATGGTGAAGCTCGTCAGCAGCTACGCCGACTGGTCGCACACGCTGGTGCAGACCGCCAACAACCTCGGCGTGACCACGCAATCATTGCAGCAGATGCAGGACGCGACGCGGCTGGCCGGCGGCAGCGCCGAGGACATGACATCAGCCATGAAGGCGTTGCACGACGCCATGGGCGACTACGCCCTCGGCCGTGGCAACGCCACCGAGACGGCGCAGGCGATGAACTTGCTCGGCATCAAGATGAAAGATGCCAACGGCAATTTGCGCGACACCGCCCAGGTCACGCGCGAAGTGATAGATGCCATCGCCAAAATGCCGAACCCGGTCAACCGCGCGCGGCTGTCGGCCATACTGCTCGGCGGCGCCGGCGATAAGCTGGTGGAATCGCTCCGCCAGTCGCACCGCTCGATCGGCGACTGGTTCACCGACGCCGGCCGTTACACGTCGCTTACCGACAAGCAGATCGCCGCCAATCAACGGTTCGTCGAGGCGCAGGGGCGGCTGGGCGTCGCGTTCGATACGCTGGGTGGGCAGATCGCCGCCATCCTGACCCGCGATTTCGGCCCGCTGCTGGATCGTTTCGCCCAGTTCGTCGAGCGGAACACGCCGGCGATCCTGAAGGCGGTCGACGAACTCTCGGCGCGCTTCGCCTCGTGGCTCGGAGGCATCAAATGGGAGGACATCGAAACCGGGCTGAAGGCGGTCGGCGACAATCTCGGTACCATCGCGCACATCGTCGAGGTCCTGGTGGGGATGCAACTCGGCCTGTGGTTCGTGAAGGCGGCGGCCGGCGTCGCGCAACTGACGGCGGCGCTCGGCTCGATGGGTGGCGCGG